TTAGCTAGTATTTGTTCTTTTTGCGCATCTGTGTATCTAGGGTCAGTTAATGCGTCTTGAAGTTCACCAGCTCCCATCAAAGCAGCAGTAGCAGCAGTACCGCCGACGACCGCCTGTCGATACCGCGCCTGCGTCCTAAGTGCCTTGGTTATGGCATCCGCAGTCAGTTTATTAATGGTGCCGGGGGCTACGCCTTTTGGTCTTGTTGTAGCCCAACCCTTACCCTCGAATACTTTTCGTAATTTTCTCCCCAATTTACTTTTAGGGTCGTACCATGCCTTTGCTATGTCTTTCTTACTCATCTTAGAAACCTGTCGTGCCAGATTTCCGGGGATGAACCGCCCGCCATACTTCAAGAGTCCTAGTCCGACTGCGCCAGTTGCACCTACAGTGGGGACGCCGACGCCCGCAATAATCCCACCAGCAATCCCTTTGCCAACAATTCTCGCTGGATCTTGCTTAAAATGGTGCCACATATCGGGTAATGTTTCTGGTTGGACTAAGAAGTTAGCTAAATTTCCGGCTTGGTGCCAAGCATCACCTTCTCGACTAAAGGTTTCACCTGCCCAATTTTTAGCTTGATCCCAATATGACGGCCCCGCTGGATCTCCTACAGGGTCTCCTTCTACAAGGTCTCCCGCCGCAAAACCTACTATCCCACCCTCTGCCATCATCCTCGGGGCTTCTAGCTGGCCTACTCCGGCACCTACAGGTTGTGGTTGCGGCATCATAGCTGGATTGCCTATCCCGGCTATCATCTCTGGCGTAACCATACTGGGATCAATAGGAGGTGCGCCGATACCCTGCATAACTTTTGCTCGTTCCTGTTCTGCAATAGTTGGAGGTTTGCCCATTTGCATTGCTGAAGCTTCCCGCATGTCATTTCTAGCATTTAATTCTGCTAAAGCAAGCGATGCGGTCATATCGCCTCGTTGAGATAAATTAGCAAGTTGCCCATCTGATAAATCTTTTACCCGTTCATGGAGCTGCGCTATATTCACTGTTTAAATCCCCCTCCCAGACCATATATGGAAGCTAATCCCATCGCTCCGCCCAAAGCTTTCGCACCAAAAGAAGCTGGTTGTGCGTAAGTAATTTGCGAAGACTCTGATTTATATGGCAACCCGCGAACAAGGTTACTGTAAAAACCCAATTGTTCTCTCGGGTAATCTCGTTGTCTGAGAAAATCTGCGTAACGCTGGTCCAGTATTTGCTGTTCCAACCCTTGTTGTGCTGCACCTGCTCGTTGTTGAGCATCAAGCCTTTGCAAATCAGTTTGTTGTTGTCCTACTCCTAATGAAAATAAACCCTGTCCAGCTTGCAATCCCAGCGTTCCAGCTCGACCTAATTGCGTTAATCCCTGCATCCCATATTGAGCACCTAACTGAGCTTGCCTCTGTGCCGCTGTACGATCCCGTTCAAATTGTTGTTGCGCCATTTGGAACGCCTGTTGGCTTCCTTTAGCCTGTAGATCCCCTACATTTTCCGTCAACCCTCGTTGTCGCATAGCATCCATAACAGCCTGTCGGGAACCCCCGGCACTTCCTCGCCCCGCTGCGCCTAAATTAGATAACCCCGCTTGTCTAGCTGATTCTTCCTGTGCCTTACGAATAGCAATGTCTGTTACCGCTTGTTGATAAGGACTCATGTATCGGTCAGCTTGTGCTTGCCCAAATTGTTCTGATGGTGTGCCTAAAAATTGGTTCGCCCGTTGCATACCAGCCTGTCCAGCTTGCAATCCCATCGCTCCAAGTTGCAATCCCGTCGCTCCAGCCTGTTCATAATTCTGCCTTGCTGTTTGAAAATCGGCTGGTCTTCCCAACGCTGCCGTTTCTGAGAAAGCATCCATTTGTGGTTGCGAAAACCCAGCAACTCGTTGCCCTCCATACGGTTGATATCCTTCTCTGGAAACAGCTTGCCCTCGCGCTGCAACATCGCTTACATAAGGCCGCATCCATTCGGGAATATTTTCGTTTTTAACGATTTGTGTTGTTTGTTTTGGTTGTTTTGGGCTACCCATACCTACTTCTCCTCGTCCTGACCAAGTTTTCTTCTGAAAACTCTGGTATATAAATCCCATCCGTTTTCTATAATATATCCCTCTAGCTTATCTACAGGGGATTTAATTTCAATAATAGTACATCCACAATCACGGGCGATCTGTTCAAAAAACGCTATGAGACTCGCTGCGTGATTTAATCCGCGTTCTTCTGTCCATGCCAGCCAGAGTAAAAAAATTTTATTACTTGAATACTGGTCTACTTCCATCTGCGTTATTACAAAATTTCTGCCTTGTGTAAATAATGTTGCTGTCCCGTTAACACATTCTGCATATACATCTTCCGGTCTATAGGTTAATTGCGGTTGTTCAGCTAATATTTTTTCTATTCCCGGTTTCACCCAATCCCACTCTACTCTTATGTTTGCTATAATAGGATTATTCATACGGGCATCATCTTATTTGCGTCAATTGCACGAGGTTGGGATTTTTTACCTGTTCGTGCTTTTCTAACTCTATCCATCATGCCGTACAGTTGTTTAGCTCCCGCTGATGTTGACCCGTTACCTAACCCTGCAACGACATCGGCAGAAACTACAAATTCATCAGGCGATACGGCTGCAATATCCCTAGAACCCTTAATCGGGAGCATAATATTATCACTCATGCCATCTCCCGATCCCCGCGTCAAACCACCTTGATTGAAGTATGTCATCTCTTGTGCATCAGGATTTATTCCTACAGGTAATGTTGCGCTGATTCCCGTAGCCTGTCGTGGCACATATTCGTTGGTATCAGTAAGAGGGAACTGCTCTCGCACATGCGGTAGACCACGAAAAGCATTGCCAAATAGTCCGCCCTTAGGATGGTTTCTAATTAGATTCATGTCTAAGGTGTCATGATTTAGTTTATATCTTTTTTTATCTGCTTGACTAAACTTCGACCATTCATCAATAGGCACCCCTTCACCCATACGTACAAAAGCATCGGCGTTTGTTTGCGTTTGGGGGCCAGCCACTAGTGCTGTCATTCTACTGGGGTCAAAATAAGTTGATTCACTTGCATCCGGTATGGGTACAGCCATACTTGGCGCTGGCACGTTGCCCCCTTTATTTAAAGATATAAGACCGCCTTCTCTATAGGTATATCCGGGGGACGTGAAAGGTTCAGGGTCAAAATAAAGCCCCTCCCCTCTATCCGAAGCAAATTGTTCCCCTGCGAAAGGATCTACAGAACGTCTAGGTAGAGGGAGAAACCCGCCTTCGGGGTAGAAAGGTTTTTCTTTTTCTGGCAGTGGATCTGGTTCAAAATCTCTTTGTCGTATGTAGTGATCTGCTGCTAATGAACCAACACCAGCTAACACAGGTGCTTTGCCTAATGTCCCAGCTATTTTATCTGCTCCAGTTCCACTACCAACTAATGCTCCTCTCCCAGCGGGAGTAAAAAGCGCCTTCCCCATAGCTCCAAATTGTTGCTTACCCGCTTCCCTTGCAGCTTCTCCACCAAACCCGCTACCAAAAAAAGGATCTGAAAATGATCCTGTTGTTGTTTGTCTAAAAGCTTCTCCTGCCTCTGCTGAAGACAGTCCTGTATATGGTGATGTTATTGGGGTAGTCATTGTTGCTAAATTGTCTTGAAGAACATTTACAGTAGCTTCTTTTGCAGTCGCTTGTCGTGCAGCTTCTTTTACTGCTTGTTGTTTAAGTCGGAGGAATTCTGCCCCTCCACGAAATTCCCCAACGGGCGCTTGGAATGCAGCCGCAGGAGTAGTTCCTTTAGCCATTCCATCAGCTATTAATTTTTTAAGTATTTCATCTTGGGTCTGAACGGGGAATCCTTGCGCTGCTGTAAGTCCTTGCTGCGCCCCTGTAAGTGCAGTTTTTCTTGCGGTTTCTTGTGCAGCCGCTGTTTTCGCTGCTTCTTGCGCTGGTGCTGCGGACCCTGCGGAGGCTAAACTACCTGCTAAATTTGCACCGCCATATACACCTAATCCCCATTTCGCCATTTGTGCGGCATCAAACCCCGAAGCAATACCTGCTCCTAACCCTGCTGTAGCACCCATTGCTAAAGGACTACCTAAAAAAGCTGCAAGAGAACCACCACCTGTAAACGGTGCTGCTGCCGCTGCGCCACCCCCTATTAATAGAGGTAATATAGAATTAAATATTCCTGTTTCAGGAAGCCCTGTCTGCGGATTAATTGGTAATCCACTAAGCCCGTTTCTTCTAGCTAGATTATCTAATGCGCCAACTTCCCGTGGAGTCATGTGAACCAGCTCGGTATCCGGCCCTCGTCCTAAACTGGCTAATCCTTGTGCTTCTCTTTGATACATATCTACCTGCCTACCTACGCTAGTGATGACAGTAATATCCAACGACTATCTGTAACAGAGTATATACAAGTTACGACTCCAGTGCCTGTGGTAGCTACATCAGACCCTGTATTCGTAAGAATTCGATTAGCTGCTGTAGAGGCATCTGCCGCACCGCCACTATCATTGGTTATTGTCATATTTTGAGATGTTGTATTGTATAAGATGATAATAGTCCCATCGGGGTTGTTATTACCTGCTTTTGCTGGTTTTGTAATACCTGTAATGTTAAAAACACCGGATGGCCCCGTTATCCTTACAAAACTTGTTTGCGGAATCCCAATATTATTGTTCGCCCCGTTTGATAATGCTAAAGCGCCAACGGGTAATTGAAGGGTGTTAGCAATTACACTATCTACCGAAAGCCCTGCTTTTGAATCCATAATGGTAAAAAACGAAGTTAAGCTACTAATCAAACTAGAAAAATAAGATTGCTCATATTCGGAAGGGGGAACTGGCAAGGTGGGGGAACGGAACTGTTCAAACGCCATTAGCCTCTCCTCCCATCTGGTCTAAAATCAACTCTAGGAACCCCTAATTCCCAAGCTACGTTAGCAGCGCTAGATTCTACTTTAAACGCTAGGGAGCGCCCTCTAGCCCTCATATAGGCTTGTTGGGTATATTGGTCTACTGTAGTCGAATTTATAGCTGTAACGGCATCTGTGAGGGTTTCACCAGACTCATTAGCTGTATAAGTAGCTGCGCCGGGGTACTTTTTAGCAAATACACTAAAATTAATAGTCGGGGTAACTGTAGCCCCGCCCGTACTAGCTACGATGTCCGTTGACGTATTAGAGTTTCTAAAATCCACATCAGGAATAATCCGGTTCATTAAAACGAATCGGTCCCCTTGGTCAACAGATACTTGCGAAGAAGTAATAAATGAAGCCATTGCCGCATGAGGGGAAGAATCTGTGGCTGCATTATTTCCTGTTTCGTGTTTATAGATATTACTATCTGTCCCTGCTGCGTATGGTTTTTCGTAGATACCTGTATCCTGCCACGCAGTTCGTGAAAAAGACGCATCCCCTGCACTTGTTCCGTCACAATCCCCATAAAACCATACATTTTCTAAGTAGTTGTAAGCTACATAATGGGTAATAGTAGGATTCGCCCCTTCTTGCACCGCAGTCGGATAAAACCACCAGATTTCATGATATTTTGAATTAAGTGCGGCAAATATTTGATCTGCTTGGTCTAAATCATAGTTTTCAAATATTTCATCTTGTACTGTGCAATCTAATGTATTAATGCGGCCATCGTACTTATAGAATTTATTTAGCCCCATCCAATAAGTTGCGCCATCTACAGTAATTACTGCATTAGGGGCGACTAAAGAAGTATTAGAGCTAATTTCATCTAACCTAAATACGTCAAATCCCCCAATAAATTTAAGGGAATTAAGTGTGGATTCTGTAAATACCAGAGTTTCCCTGTTAGTTGGCACACCACGTAGTATTTGGGAACCATTTTGAACCGTTAATGATCCAGCAGTTGTTGTATCACTAGGCGTAAAATTAAATGGATTGGTTACGTCTGACCAACGTATTAACAAAGGATCTCTGTCCGGTGTTCCTGATGCTGGGTAAGGTGTACACCCTAATGCAATAATAATGTTGCTTACATTATCTTGTGCGATTAGAACTTGGGTTACTTCATTAGGTACTTCTGTCCCTGAAGAAGGAGAAGCGCTTAATAAAGCTGCGGCTGTAGTGGGCGTAGATTCCCATACCCAACGATATATCTCTCCATAACGTATATTAAATAACAAATCATCTTGATATCGAGTGAAATACACTAACCGCATAGGGCTGAATATGCCTGATCCTGATCTAGCTTCCCCCCAACCACCCGCTCTGGTAGTTCCTCCTTCTAAAGTTACGGTTGCTCCTGCGCGATTCCACAAACCTGCACCCCAACCAAGCCCTTCAGCGCCTGTCGGATTACCAATATCTATTTGATAGGTAGCAACTGTGCTTCCGCCTCCTTTACCACTTCCATTATCAGAACTATTAGCCGCAATAGCATTTCCATCAGCATCTAATGCAGTAAACGTAAAAACATCTGTGCTTGATATAGCATCAATTTTATATTCTTTATTTAAAATCGCTGCGGTTATGACTCCACCTAAAGTATCCGCCCCACTAAATGTAACCCAATTTCCAGCCGCAGTTCCGTGCCCAACTTCAGTTACAGTAATAGTAGAAGACCCAGTTACCGCAGCGAAAGTCGCGTGTCCAGCACCAGAAGCGGCTCTTGCTGGGGTAATATTGAACGAAGTCCCCCCTGCATTGAGTATTACTTTCTCATTTGTCCCCCCTGCAAGGTATTTAACCCCCTCTAAACCAGAAAAAGAAAATAAACTCCGACATATACCATTAAATTTAGTTGCGGTGTATTTTGTCCATCCACCTATTTTTTTAGGGAACCCTTTAAAAAACCGAACTTTATTGCATTCATACCACCCACCTTCTTGGGCGTAGTCAGTAATATCCCTGTTAATCCCCGGTTTAAAAGTTAATTTTCGTAAAGCCATTACACTACGCCTTCTGTCCCAGTTAGATGTAGAGAAAACTCGCGAGTTTTGTCATTCCTATTTAACCAACCCCTGCCAAATGTATCAAAAGTAGATAACCGCCTATAATAGGTCATCACCTTTTACTTTACTCCAGTAGTTTTGTTTATATATAATCCGCACATCACCTATTTTAAGGTTTTTCATTTCCTCCAGCAAGGGAGAATATTATGAGTAACATGACGCCGAAAATGACACTAGACAGAATCACGGAAGCTCCGAAAAACAGTCCTATTGCCGTCTTCGAAAGCGACAAACCGGGCTGCGTCGATGCGATGTTTGGGAGTACAATAGTGAGTCAGCAGCGGATCAAATCGGGGATTGGTTTGATTGGCGTTTTTGACAATAAATCGAAAATTAAAGACGTTTATGCCACACTTTTAATGTTCGCTCGAAAACAAGGCAGCTCCATTTGATGGCTGAACATCACCCGCCCGTCATTATGACGATCACCGAGGCGGCGTGGATTCTGATCGGGCTAATTGCAGTCCTGGGCATCGCTTACTATGTCGGATGGTATATTGGCGCGCTCAATTACGCAGAAACTGTGATCCTTGGAGGTTAGCTATGCTGCCGATTGTAAGTACCTTGATGCCAATCGTTACTGATGTGATCGGGCGATTCCTTCCAGAAAATCCACAGAAACGTGCAGAGGCAGAGCGCGAAATTACAGCGGCGCTCACTGATCATCTGGCTAAGATCGACTT